TTTCAACACCTTCTGCGCCTAGTCTTGATGTAATTTCTGCTAACTTTGCTTTTAATGCAGGAAACGTAACAAGTGTTTCTTCTGGTACTTTTAAGTCAACCGCATCATATAAAACTTGTGCTTGTTGAGCCGTTGTTTTTTGTTGTTGAATAAGTGAATCTTTAATTTTCTGTGAAACAACAGCAGGTGCAACAGTGCCTTCAATAAACTGAGCATCAAACTGCTTGATTACATCGTCGGCCTTGTCAACGGCTTGGGTAACAGTGGTGCGCCATGCTGCTTCGGCCTCGCCAGCAGCCAGAGAACGGGTCAGGCCAGCGGCTGCGCGAACCTGTGGGTTATCGCTAAACACATCAGCAGGCAGTTGGATGCCAAGTCGGTCTGCTGCTTCCTTTGCTGCTAGGTTAATTTGGGCAAGATCAGCCAGCTTATCGCGTGCTGCTGCTGAGCCAAACCCTGTTCCAGATGCCTTTTGAACCAGATTATTGACAACCTCTGTGGTCACCGTAGTTGTCGTAGTTGGTGCTGCTGGTGGTACCGGCGGCGGTGGCTCTGGCGTTGGTGTACCTGCTGGAGCTTCTGGAGTTTCTCTGAAAAATGATGGTTCTGGTCGTTCTGCTGCTGCTGCTGCTGCTGGTGGTTGGGCCGGTGCGCGGCCTTGTATGCCTCTTTTGACTGCTTGGACTACCGGAGGTACCACGCGCTGTAAAACCTGCCCTGCTGGGCCTAAGGCTGTTGCTGCTCCAACTTCTACGGGACTGAATTGCCCACCAGTTGCGGCTTGGCTTGCTTCAATGACCGCTTGGGTTGCGCCAGCACCGGCTGCAGCATAAGGAATAGTCACTGCTCGACCTGCTGGTGTAAAGGCTGCTACTGTTGCTGCCGCCCGTGGCACATCTTGCATGGTCAAGCCTGGCTCAATAACGTATTCTTTTCCATCCGTAGGTGAGCGTAAAAATACGGTGCCTTGTTGGTCTAGGCGATAAGTTAGACCAGGAAAATTAGCGGCAAAAATCTGGGCGCGTTCTTCGGAACCAGCCATTAACCCGCCGAGTGCCACTTTCAATAAACCAACAGACATTTGGTTAGTCTCTGGCATATCGTAGATTGTTCGATTTTCAGCAAGCGCCGCCGCAACCTCTGGCGATGCAGAGCGTTTGCTACCTGTTACCTGCTCACGGATGCCCTCAAAAAAGCCTTCCATGAAGCCCGTTTTTGGCTGTGATGCTTCCCATTCTTCAGGCGACAATGGTGGTTTATTAAGTGCTGCGGTGAGTGCTTCAGCAGATGCCGCAGCGGATGCTGCTGGTGCAACGGCTGGAGCAGGTATAGCGTTTACCTTGACTCCTTTACTAACCAATTCTTTGACGATTGCATCAACATCACCAGCAGCGCGAGTATCGCCAGCATTCTTTAGGACTTGAGCAGCTTCCAGTTGTTTTAAAAGAATTGGAATAGCCTCTTGATCGCGGGCAGTCTGGACGCTTGGAGCTACTTGTGAGCTTGCCGCAGGCGCAGGAGCCGCAGGCGCAGCAGCCACAGGAGTTGCAGGAGCAGCCTGATTAGGCTGAGATGCCAGCCATTCTTCTGGACTCATTTTGCATCCACACTTTGCTTGTAGTCGCTCCACTGCTTATCAGTGAAATTTGCAGGACGGATGTAGGTCATGTCACCAACTTTTACGGTATTTGGTGATGGTGCTGGTGCTCCTGATACTGCGGTTGGCACTACCTCAGTTGGTGTGTAGAAAATGTTTTCAGTATTTAATCCCATGCCTTTAGCAATGCGGTCAATACCTTTGCGAACAATGTCCTCTTGTTGTCCAGCAGCTTTGTAAAGGTTTTCAGCCTGTCCTCTAAAGGCTTTTCGCTGTGTTTGACTTAATTTGCTGCCCTTAAGCAGATTGTTATAAAGGTTTACAACCTTATCAGCAACGCCAGCAGCATTTTGAGCGTTGGCATACTCCCCAGTGCTGATTGTTGAGCTTGGGTCTTGCATCTTCATAAAGTTGAAAATTAATGCTATGTCTGCTGGGGCTTCTTCGTCTGGTGTTTTTGGGTCAGACACAGCCAAAATTTTCGTGTAAGCAGCTTTAGTGTCTTGAAAACCTTTTGTTCGATCGTTGTATTCATTGCGGAAATTTCGTTCAGCCTCTGGACGCTTTTCATTAGGAATAATGCCATCGGCTATTTGTCTTGCTTGCGCTTCAAGGCGTGCTGCTTCTGCTCCATCTTTTTTTGCCGCAGCATTAGATGCCGCAATTGAGGCTTCAGCCTGTTTAATCTGAGCTTCTGTCAAACCAAGTTGAACGCCCTTTTGCCGCACATCCAGTATCGCATTTGTTCTGGCATATTCATTTTTTAACTCTTCGGTAGCAGCTTTTGCGTCTTCATATCTACGCAGTGCCTTTGCCTTAGCAATTTCATCCATTTCCGTTTCAAGTGCAACAAGCGCTTTGCTTTCCTCTTGGCTTGCTAGTGCAATGGCTTTGTTAATGTCTGCCTTTGAAGTAGCAGCAGCCACTTCAGCTTTTGTCTTTTCTTGTTTTGCCAGAGATTGGGACTTATCCAGTTCAGATGGTGCTAATGCCTCAGCTCTTTGTGTTGACAAAGTTTTGTCCACATTTTCAAGCAAGTCTTTACCGCCAGGCAAAGCTGCAATCATCAGTCCAATGGTGGTCTGTGCGCCTGGCTGATTTATATCAATCATCTGATAATAGGTCTCTGTGGCTTTTGCATCTTGCTCACGTCCTGCTTTCCTATATGCAGCCGCTTGATCTGTAAGCAATTTTTTTGCAACATCAGGCTGTCCAGATTTAAGGGCTGTGAAGACTTGACCAGCTTGCTGCAAAGTATTTTGTTGCTGTTCTTTGGTCTTTCTTTCAAAACCTTGGCTTACGAGTGCCGCTTGGTCTTTGGGTAAAAAAGCTATTACCTTGTCATAATCTTCGGCTGTTGCAAATGGATTTGCGTACAATTCTACTAATTTTTTTTGAGCTTGTGCCGCTCTATCACGAGCTGTTGCCTGTGCTTGAGCCTCTGCACCCGCTGCGCCAAGTTTGAAGCCGCCGATTGCTGCCTCAAATGGGCTTTGCACATCAACTGCGTAGTTGATTGGGCCTTGAAATGGGTTAATGGTTGCCATGTTTTATCTCAAAAAATTGAACCAAAACCAGGAGTTCGGCCTGAACCATACTGCATACCAAGGAATTGAGCTGGCATATTCAATAGCTGACCATAGGCTTTAGCCTGTCCAAGTTGTCCACCTGCTTGTGCTGCTCCTTGTTGTCCTAAAAGATTTGCTACGTTAACTCCTGTTTCCATACCAGCAGCACCAACACCAGCAGCAGATCGTTGACCCATGCTTGCAAGTCCACCAAGACGACTGTATTGCTGCTCAATAAGGCCGGACAAAAGCTGCGGACGGAATTGCCCAAGTGCAGCCTGGATGTTGCCGCCACGAACCCCGCCAGTTGCTGATGCACGTTGAAGCAATGCCTCCTCGCCCTGACCAGCAAGTGCTTGGAATGTCTCACCACCTCTAATGCGCTCAATGGCTGCACGCTCGGCCTCTGGCCCTTGTAGACCAAGGAATGCTTGCTGTGCCTCAAGTGCTGGAACACCTGCTTCGGTGTAAGGTTTAAGCAATTCACGCATAGCATCAAATTGCCTGCGCTGTTCTGCAATTCCAGCAGCGGCTGCACCAGATTGCGTTTCAGCAGCCCTGCCAGCAGCGTCTGCTTGCATTGCGCTACCAATAAGTTGGCTTCCACCAACGACTACGGCTGTGACTGGATCAGGCATTGCCGAACTCCTTTATGTAATCTTCAAATTTTTCGCCATACAACTCCATTACAAGATGAGCATTTTTTGTGGCAAAGCCTGGGCCGTGCGTGATTGATACAGCCATCAAGATCAGGTCGTAGTAGCCCGCACGCCAAACAAATGATCTGGCATCAGCTTGGCCTGCACGCTCTGCCTGGTCAGAGGCTTGCCACTTCATGATTGCTGTTGCGAGTAAAGGAATGAGGTGATGGCTATTGGCAATAAAAAATTGGTTTTGATGCATACCCACCAATGTGTTCCAAATAGCCGCATTTAGGTCTTTGCGCTCAACTGTTTCGCCATCGGCAACATCGTCAAAAACCTGGATTGCATCGTAGACCATAACCAGCCATTCCACGACTGGCGCAGGCAGTAGCAGAACCCTTTGTAGGTTCTCTTTAAGCCAATCAATACCAGTCATGCACAACTCCTGTTAAGGGTGAGCTGCTGGTGGCCCGTTAGACTCAGCGGCTCAATTTTCGCACAATTTTACGAATCTTCATACTCTTCATCTTCCCATGCTTGGCAAACCCGCATGTCGTTACAGATGAAGTTCAGTTTTTCACAGTGCCCACGATAACCATAACCCGTGTCATACCCAGCCATAGGGATGCGTTCAATACGCACTTGGGTCATTAGGCTGTTGTCGTAATAGCCGCAATTTGAGCAATGCTTGCGCCGTGCATCCTTTGCATCGCACTGCATGGCCTCTGCCAAAGACTCGTAAAACTCAGGGTTTGCTTTAGGGTCGTTGCTCGGTTCTTCTGGCCCATAGTGCCAATCTTTGACCGCAATTAAGAAATTTGCCTTGTTTTCGGCAACGGTCAAAAACTCCTCTTCGCTGGGCAAGCCCATGAAGCCTTTGGGGATAACCATAAATTTGTCCATTCTGTGCTCCTTATGAAATTTCGCGGCCTGATGCACGAATGGTTAGGGATGTTCCTGCCCCTGCCAGCGTAGATATAAAACCACCAACGTCTAATGCTTGACCCACCAGCTCTGGGCAAGTGTAGGTCTCATCAGGAACGATGGTTCGCGCATCAATAATCAGGTTCGATGCCCCTGCTGACCCAGACACAGTGACCAGATTGCAACTGAAGGCTACATTGTTGGCACTGGTGTTTGTCACTGTGAATTTGTCAATGATCGCCTTGACATTCGTTGCCGTGTATTGGGTGGTTTGGCTGCCTTCAGCTTGCTTTGCTGGAATTAGCACTTTTACTGTGACTGTCATTGGACACCTCCGATGTTGTTTGAAACTGTCAGGATTATGGACGGGATGGCCGGAACTGGTGGAGTTGCAACAACGGAAAGCAACTCAACGCTTAGACTGGTAGTTGAAAACATCATTTCAACGTAATCCCCTGCCTTGAGGTCAAAAAAGTAATTCAGCGATGAAAAAATCTCTGCATCGTTACCCTGAATCCTGATTTGGCTTGCGCTGTCTGGCACGTCTGTTCCGTTGAGCCTAAACCAAAAATAGAACTCTGCCGTACCGCCACTGGTCTTGTCCAACTGAAACGATGTATCAAAGTTATAAATGCCCTCGCTATCTACAATGATGCGAGAGGTCGGCGCACCAATGAACACTCCGTTACTCAAGTCTGTGCTGTTAAAGGTGATCGCCTTGGCTGTGTTGATTGTCGTGGCTGTCTGGGTTGTGGTGTCGTAAAACGACCCGTACCTTGCCCTTTTGAATTCCCGTGGCGGTGGAGTCATCTGCAAGCCCTCAACGGCTTTATTCAGCTTATCCACCAACTCCAATGCCTGATTTGCCCTGTTTTCTGCTAGTGCTGCATTCACTGCTGATTGCTGCGCTAAAGCCGAAATCTGAGCCAAAGCCTCATTTGCAGTAGCCGCAGCATTGTCCGCTTGGAACTCAAAATCAGTTCCCACGATGACTTGCAAAGTGTCAACCGTAGAAAACAAAAGCTCAAACTGTCTGATCTGCTGTTGGTCAGTTAGAAACGTAGCAAGCTGATCTCGTGTCAGATTTAATTTGCGGGAAATAGGTGTGGTTGCCATCAGTACGCCAATGGTTCCATCTGTGCTTCCAACCGGACATAAGACACATGAGCATCACTATCTCCACGGAAACGCTGGATGCGCCAGTTCCTCATGTGGCCCTGCTGAAACCATGCGAGGCGCTTTTTGGTGTTGCCAATCGTGCCAACAGAGATAAACTTTTCTTGGCTGTACGATTTGCCATCCAATGAGTAGCTGGTGCTGATTTGCGGATTCTTTCCAAGAGCAATGCTACCCGTCAGGCTGACCAGCTCCAGCTCATTAAAGATTGCACCGTTGCTCTCGTTGTAAACAATGAGCGTGCCGAATTCCCAGCGTACTTGCTCGCCCCAGTGATGGCCGGTGTCTTGGACCAAGTAGCCGATGGAGCTTGATTGCGGGTCGCCTACCAGCCACTTGTCGTAGGCGTAAACCATGTTTCTGGCTTTGTATTGAGCAAGCCCTACTATGGCGCTGACCAAGATAAACCAGACTGGGGTTTGCAGAGCCTCAGATGCGGATGCATCATAAACAAGGGTCTGGTCAGGCAGATGCACATAAAGATGCTGGTGATTCTTGTCGTTTCTAGCTTCTAGCTTGACCAATGTCAATTGAGCTTCTGTGTACTCCAACAGGATATTGTCAACCTCTTGCGTGCTGACTTTTTGGGTGGTTGCGGATGCGCCAATGTAGATGCTTGGTGCCTCATTGCGTCCGCTGCCTAAAAACGCTATGCGCTCAACAAAAACGCAACAAGCCTGAGTGCCGATCACGCCCTTTTGCAACTGTGCTCCGTCAATCCTTGCAAATGGGAACAACTCACCACCCACGTTGTCAAACACCTCAACGGTATTTCTGTTCAGCGCATAGACCTCGTTTCTCAGCTTCAGCAATGCCACCACAGGGTCAGGGTCAACTTCTGAACTTCCATACTTCAAGGGATTGACTTGAGTGGGGTCAGACAGCTCAGTGACGACCAAGAACTCACCATCAGTGGTCATGAAATAACCATCCACCCAAACTACGTCCAGCACCACTCCAAGGTCGGGGTCTGTGACTTGGGTCAGCGTTGTACCATTCCAGTAATAAAGCCGCCCACCCGAGGCAATCGCCAGCAAGTCAAAACTGTAATCAAAGGTCACAAGTTGTTCTAAAGGGCCACCAACATCACCCAGAATGTTCACTGTGCCTACGCTGTTGATCTCCACCAGCTTAGTGCCCATTACCCGATATAAACTGCCCTGCCAGTTGATGCCGCCACGGTCAATGCCTGGGCCTGTGCCGTTGGAAACGATGCCATCACCTGGCCGCAAAAACCCATTGCTGATGCCAGATACCTTGGGCACAGGCACAAGGTTCACTGGGTACGATGTACGCAGCTCTGGAGTGTTGTCGGTGTAAATACCGTTAAGGATAGGTATTTGCATTTACTTTGCTTTGTTCCGTGAGCTGATGCGTTTTGCCTTAGCCTGAGCATCTGCCTTTGAAGAAGCACCCCAAGCCCTCAAACTCAACAGCAGGCGGGTAGGCTCACCATCTTTGTATTCAGGGCCAGGATTGCCACCCATACGCGCCAGGAACGATGCCCTGCGAGGATTGTCGCCAGTCTTGACCGGAGGCTTTAGGTTCATGCCTTCGGCCTTGGCAGCGGCACGACCCTTGGCGTTCAAACCCCCCTTTGGGTTCTGTCCTTCTTTGCGTGCGTAGGCTGGAGTTTTCATCGATAGCTCTTGATTTTTTCAGCTACCTTTTTAGGCTGTTTGGCAAACTGCTTGCCAGCCTTTGTAGCCTCACGCTTTGCCCGTGTGGTTGCTGCATATTCTGCCGGGGTCAGGGCTTTGATCGCGTTAGCAGGCAGATACCTCTCGCCCGTTTCCGACGATGGCTTACCTGACTTGGTGCGCCAATTTTGCGAACCCCAATCTTTGAGGCTTTTTTGCGAGGCTTTCATTTATAGCCCCCGCCCTTTTTCTTGTACTCCACCGCCAGCAATTGTGCTTTTCGGGCTGACCATTCATTTGGGTCGCCGCCCTTTGTCCCTGCCTTGATTTTCTCAAACAGGGCTTTCCGCATGGTTGGCTTCGTATAGTTGCCAGCCGCATTAACCGAGGACTTGGGTTTAGTAGCCATTATGTATCTACGACTTTAATAACAGCAAAACGAATAACAACGGCCTCTGACAATGAGCCTAAAGAGACGTTTCGCACATTGATGTCAGCAGTACCAATACCGCAGGATGCATTGAACGTATAAGCGCCTAGCGTGCCGCCACTGATGTGATTTATCACGATGATGTCGCCTGGCTCAATTGTGCTGTTTGTAAAAACAAAAGTTACGATAGTAGAAGCAGCTAACGCTGCGTTATTCATGGTGATTTGTCCACAAGACTTATTAAGCACTACCGCTGTAGCCTTGCTGGTTGCTTGCAATACACCACCGCCAGCACCTACTGCATAACCCTGCTTTCCCGTTCCAGTGATGACTTGATTGCCTGATGTGCTAAGACTTACGCCAGTAGCCGCACCAATAGCTGGTGTCACCAAGGTTGGAGTGTTGGCAAATACATTTGCGCCAGTGCCTGTTTCATCAGTCAGGGCGGCAGCCAAGTTTGCGCTTGATGGGGTTGCCAAAAATGCTGCCACATTTGCAGCCAAACCAGACACGCCAGTTGCAATTGGCAAACCAGTGCAATTGGTCAATGTTCCAGAAGTAGGCGTGCCAAGAATCGGAGTTGTTAAGGTTGGGCTTGTTGCAAATACCAATAAACCTGTGCCTGTCTCATCGGTCATTGCCGCACGCAGATTGGCACTTGATGGCGTTGCTAAGAATGTCTGTATGCCTGCCGCATAAACGGTATTGGCAATAATCTGATACCAAGAATTTGTGGGCTGATAAAAACGAATCGCTGTTGCTGTTCCAGCTGCCAATGAAGTCACAGCACCATAAATGGCCGATGCACCATTCAGGGCAATCGTCAGCGAGGTGATCTCTTGCGTTGTCGTAATCAGCACCGTAGTGCCATCAGGCACGCCAGTGTTCAAAGGCAGGGTAATTGTGCCTGTTGCCAGCGTTCCAGCAGGTTGCAACAGCATCCACTGGTCATTGCTGACTGGAGTCGGTACAGTGATGTTGAAGCCATTGCCAGGTACAAACATATTCACCGCTAATGTGGGCGATGCAAAACTCTGCTGGAAAAACGTCAGCAACGAACCAATCGAGGTTCTGCGAGCATCACCATTGTTGGGTGAGTAAACGGGTAACTGGTCGCCGCTTGAAATCGTGTTCAGGACTGGCAGTTGATTGATCGTTGGCATGATTGTCCTTAGTAATATTCAAGAGGCCCATCAGGGCCAGCGTTGACTGGGTTGGCTGGTGGCCTAATAAACGGATTATCGTAGACTCTCCACGGCTTGTTGCCTGCCCCTGCTGGCATCGTTGCAGGCAGTTGCTGCTCAAGCGGGAATGTTGCTCTTTGCAGCAAGATATCGTAACCCTGCTTGGCAGTGGTCTTTGTCTCAATCATCACTGTCTTGCCGTAACTTGGCGCCAACCTGATACCTAGACTGCAAATGATTGCCTCATAAGCCGAATCAGGGACAAGAGTTTCCTCGTCCAAGTCGCTGTCCTGGGGACTGGATGGCAAAGGGTAGCCCAGACGGATGCCCTTGGCGTTCCAGTCTGCCATCATTGCGTCAAGGCGGCGCAGCGCAGATTGCAACTGCTCGGGCTGCAAATCAAAAACATAAGACGCAAGGCCGATCTCTTCAAAGGCTGCGCTTATGAATTGTCGTTTTGTGTAGCCCATGCCAACTCCTCAATGTGTTTAAGTAGTGTCGCATCTGACCATCGTTTGTCAACCTTCAACCCAATTGTCTCGGCTTGTTGCAGCATTTCCTCGCGTGTTACTGGACTATCGTCCGTAAGACTTTCAACCTCAAGCGTTTCAATGAATTCAACAACATCTAGAACTTCTATAACCCGACTGCCAATGGGCGATGGGCGAACCTGTTTGATTGCTTTGCGCTCAATGGTCTGAGCCTTTTTTAGCTTACGCTTTTGCAGTCGCAACTCCTTCGCAGCGGAAAGAGTTTTGGTCTTGACGATTGCGGCTGACTTAATCATTTTTTCATCGGTGCTGGCTTGCCAGCGGCTTTTGCCGATTTGCTTGCCATGCCAAGTGCCATTGCAACGGCTTGCTTTTGAGGCTTGCCTGCTTTCATTTCCATTTTTATGTTCTTGGAAACGGTCTTGTCTGAGTAACCTTTTTTCATTGGCATTTTGTTCTCCATGTGAAACAGGCCAACATCTCTGCTGGCCTGTCTGGTTGATTAGCTCAAACGATAAGCGATGAAGGTATCAGCCGCTGTTTTGCGGAGACGGACTCTCATTGCAGAACCAGCCGTTGCAGCAGATGTAGGATTACCAACAATGGTCACACCCGTGTTGACCGTAATGGTCAAAGCAAATGCACCCAAAGTCATGAACGTAACATCGAATGCTTCACCGATTGCCCATTCGGTTGCCAGATCAAGGTTTGCACCCGTTGGCAGTTGAAGGTTACGAGCCTGAGTCAGCGTTGAGGTAACGATGCCAGTCAGCACATTTGCTGCTGTGGCAATCATCGAACCACCATCAGCTATGTCAGCAGGCGCACCCTGAAGTTGCCAGTTGCCATCGTCAGTGATTACCGGGGAAACACCCACTGCGTAGTTCGCACCCGATGCACCAGCTTGAATAGTCACGTTGGTGGCATTGGTGAATGCGGCAGACACATAGGTGGTGTTATCGACCACGGTCAACAGGTCTTGTGAATCAGGGAAGTTAGGGTAACCAACTTCTTGAAACACACTTGCTGGTGAGTAGGCTTGAACGGCGATTTTCTCGCCTGCGGGCACAGTAACGGTAGCAGTACCTTGTGTAAAAATTACGTTGTAGCTCATGATGGCTCCTTATGCTTGATTGAACAGCAAAATACCAGACATTTCTGGTTGCTTATTGACCACACCAAACAGAGTATCAAGACGATACTTGGTCTTCATGGTGTTGACATCGTATTGCTTTTGCATGACCAGCTCAATGCCCTGATCTGTAGAGGCACGCATTACTGCAACGCCAGCATCAGCGGGAACGGAGTAACGACCAGGCAGAATCTCCAGCGCATCTTTCTGCCAGAAGCAGTTGATTGGTGCGGTTGTGGTATTCAAGCGGTTGATGGTGCGACCAGAAGCAGCAGTCACGATACAGTTTTGATACTGCAACTCGGCATCAGTTCCACCTTGTGCGGAGATGATGGGAGGTGTGATAACGCAAGTAGTCGCATTAGTCACGCTCACCACACGGAAGGTTTTGGAGAATCCAGTGCCTTGTTTGGTGATGTGATGGACAGCCTCAACGCCTTGGATT